CATAGATAAAAGATATGCACAACACTTATTTTACTTGAAGTACATATTTTTAATATATATAAGTAAAACAACAGAAAAAGGAGAATATCATGGGCGATAAGAAACGATTAATTCAATTTAGCGATATAGCGGATAAAGCTATTTCAGATGCAGCGCTGAAACTTGGGCTAAGTTTTAGCGCGTTTTGCCGTAGTGCCGCGCTAGAAAAGGCCAGCACTATAGTAGAGCCTAAACAACCGGCGGTAGATTAATGCTTATTTATGGATGCGATCCGGGTTTCACGGGTGCAATCGCCTTATATTGGACCGATAGCTGCAAGCTGGAAGTTCATGATATGCCGGTAATGCAAAATCCAAAAGGTAAGGCAATTATCAATTTGCATTCCCTGTTGGACGTTCTGAAAAACGAAGCGGACGAAAAGTGCATGTGTTTATTGGAATTGGTCCAGTCCAGACCGGGCCAAAATTCAAGTGCCGTATTTAGATTTGGACAGGGTTTTGGGCAATTGCAGATGGCAGTGGCGGCAAACAAATTGCCTGTGCAATACGTCACGCCAGCAAAATGGAAGAAATATTTTGGGCTATCTAAGGATAAGAATGCAAGCCGGGCGATGGCTATGGATCGCTTCCCAAAGCAAAGTGAGCTTTTTAAATTAGCCAAATTTGATGGCAGGGCGGAGGCTACGCTATTGTGCCTATACGCGGCAGAAACGATGGTTTGAGGGTGCTTATTGTTATTTATCAATGGTTTAGGGAGTAATTAATACAAATCAAGCAAAATGTCTTGGATTGTCGAGTGCTTTATTAATTGTGTACTAAACACGGTTTGTTTGTTTTCAATGGCTTATGCTTGCGTTTAGTACAATTAATACAAATTAATACAACTATTAATACACTCGTTGTTTTTGTATTATTAATATTATTCACCTTTAGGTGATAATAATAGTAAAATACAATGCGAGAGAATGGAGGGTAAACGTGAATAAAGAAAAAGTTTGGGCTTGGGTTTTGCAGGAAATAGAAAAGGGCCGGGCGTTTGTCAGTCCTGCTGGCTCTCATGTAGTGGCTGAGCCAATGCTATCGTTTAGTGATAGGTTGAATGCTTGCCGTGATATCGGAGAGCTTGAGGGTTTTGCCAATCGTCGAAAGTTTGATCCAAGTCAACCAAGTTGGACGCTGGACGAACGCAACGCGATATTGCGGCGCAAAATGGAAATGCAAAATAAAAGGAAGAAAAAATGAGTGACAATATTAGAAGCAAAATATTGACGGAAGCTTTGGAGCTAATCAATCCCGGTGGAGAGCGTGCCAAATCCTATGGTGACGCCCAAACCAATTTTACTTGCATTGCCGAAATGTGGAGCGCCTATCTTTCGCCTCATAAAGTTTCGCCGCGAGACGTGGCAAATCTAATGGTGTTATTGAAATTGGCAAGAATGCGTCAATCTTCCGGAGGCCATAGAGATTCCAGCCTAGACGCGGCTGCATACTGCGCGTTAGCCGCTGAGCTGGACCAAACCACATAAACTTGCCTTCCGTGCTTGTATGGGGCTATAAACGGCTCAGGCGGGGCTTTCCTCCCAAAGCTTAGCCCAAACTAACGCCCGGCATGTTTCCAATCCGTGCCGGGCGTCTTTTGAAAGGCCGGGCCTATGGCGTTTAAGATTGATTTGCGATTATTGCTTGAATGTGAAGACAATGACGACGCTGAAATTGAAACCGGGCTATTAATTGATTATTGCGAAGAACGATTGAACGAGATAACTCCGGAACGGCTCATGCAAGCCCTTGCGGAGGTGTTATGCGAATTGCATGACAGCGAATTGCTTAAAGGTGATACAATGCATTAAAAAGCCCGGCGCAATGGCCGGGCGATTGTTGCGGGTTGTATCAAAATCCGGCAGCATCAAAAAATGCTCTGCGCTCCTTCTCTGTGCCGTTTGGCTTTAATGTTTCCCAAAGCTCAAACATAAAGAACATGTCTACATCGTCATTCGCTTTAATAATAGTTGCTATTTTTGTGATTACGTCTTCCATTGTTTATCTCCTTACAGGTTTAAAAATAGGGCAGCGCCAATTGCCAGCCCGGCGCAAGCGCCTAAGCTTATTTGCAATAGTATGGCGCGGACTTGCTGGCGTATTATTTTTGATTGGCGGCGGGTCATGTTTGAACCCTTCCAGCTAGTTTTTTGAATGTAGCGCAAACCCGGTCTATGCCGTGCAATTTTACGCCGCTTGCAAACTGGGCGCGCGTTATGTTGCGCCCGGTGTCGTTTTTCAATTGAGTGGTGAAATTATGCCCGGTTGAGGTTTCTTCAATAACGATAAAACCCGCATAATAATCGACAATGTGATTTTCAGTTGTCCAAAGATTTTGCATTATGCCGCCTCACATTTTGCGACTGTATCAGTTTGAACGGCAATCGCGTTTTTGTCTGTCTTCATATAGCTAACAGTAATTGATTTGACGACGTGGGAATAAGGGCGGCAAGGTGCGCTTGTATCAGCGTCAAGGTTCAACCAATCAACAAACAACTCGGCGACTTCTAGCGCCACACCATCTGTGTCATGCCAATTCCCGGCCTGAACCGTGCGGCGGATTGTATTGCGCTCGTAACCTTGCCAAGTCGCAATGTGTTTACCACCGCCGCAATATGATAGCGTGATATGATGAGCGCGATTTACTGCAATTGTCATTGGTTTAATCCTTTGTTTGTGTTTGTTTAAGATAATTGTTTAATCTTGTTTAATTCCCGCTCAGCGTCCCGCTTCATCTCCTTGATAAATGTTCTGTAAGCGGCGGGAAGAAAGCCATCTTCTTCAATTTCATCATTCGTGACCATGCCCTCAAAGTGCCAGTGGTTTACATTTGATTGCGCTTGCTTAGCGTCAATTGGGTTTTTGTTATATGTGAATGGGTTTGCCATTGTTTCTCTCCTTGTTTGTGTTGTTTTCAGTGCTGGTGATAATAACCCGCGATAGTCGGGCCTTGAAAGTAATGCGAGATAAAAATAACAGTGTAAAAATCATCGCCCGGAACCTTGATTGCGCGAAACTTGACGCCGCCCGGCAAGTATTGGCGTAAGGAGGTTACAATCCCGCTAAATGTTTTGGTTTCGATATATATTCCGCCAAATGATTTATGGGGGCGGAAAGTGTGGATTTCGCTGCTAGTCATTGTTTCTCTCCATGTTTGTGTTGTGTTGTAATCTTGGGTCTTATTGAGACAGGCCACGTTGGCCTGCCCTATAAGGTCAAGGTTTAGAACTCAGCGGCTAGGCAGCGCAGTTCCTCTTGGCAATCATCCCAGCGCATATGCGCCGCGTTGTGAATGTCTTTTGCGTCAAGCCAATCTGAAAGGCGGTCAACTTGCTTTTCAGTAGCTAAGGCAAATTCAAAGTTTTCGGCTAGGTAGTGCTGTTTGATTGTTTCGTATGTCATGTGATCGGCTCCATTGTTTTGTGTGTCTGTGTCTGTGTCTGTGTCATTAGAATAGGCGCGGATTGCGGCAATGTATATTGTTACGTTACGTCACTTATATTCTAGCCATATGTGTTGCAAATATAGAACAAAATCGAGGAACGGGTTTTTATGAGTTGGGCATAGGGAAAACAGCTTCCGGCAATGTACGTCGCTAAAATCAGGCTGTGCGTTGAATTGCCTGTTTTACCGTACCACAGCGCACCAATTCCACACCGATCCGCGCGGCGCGCTCGCTTAACTGAACGCTTGTTCAATTACAATGATGCAATTAACTGAACGCTTGTTCAATTACAATACTGCATCTGATATACGGGATGTTAAACACTGAGTACGGTATACGGTATACGGTATACGCAATACAGTGTTCGGTATTTGGTAGACGGTATGTAAAATACCCCACCCGGTCAACGATTTCTGGGGTAGTGTTATTATTATACCTCTCACACACACGGATGCCACCCCCCGTACCCCCTTGCCTTACACCCCCTAAACAATGTAAAAAAAATATAAAATGGGAGTTCCACAAATGGCAGGCAAACCTTTACGCAAGCGCATACTCGCAGACATCGCCAAGCGAGGCGGAGCAGATTACTTGTTTGACCAGCTCGCCTCTGGCAAGACACTGACCAAGCTTGCTGCTGAGTATGAGTGCAGCCGTGAGTATCTCAGCAAGTCCATCCACGCCATCCCTGAGTATTCTTCTGCCGTGTCAAAGGCGCGGCAAGCTGCGGCGGACGCGTTGGTTGAGCAGGG